GCCACTTCTCCAGTTTTGCCATCTTTGATCTTCTTTTTGCCCTTAACCGTGAACTTGGGCTCGAAGCAGATGGGACAGCAATAGTACTCGTCCCCGACCAGCTTATCGAACAGCACCACGGACCTTGGGATCATCCTCACCAGCTCTCGCACCAGCGTGCCCTGCTGCAATGAGCAGGGCTCGCAGTGATACGGTTCAGCCTTCAGTTCGAGGACGATCTCAGCCATGGCAATCTGCTATCAGGCGCGTTTGCACCGGTCAATCAGATTTGCTTTTTGGGGCGCGTCTGACCAGCTGGAAAGTCCGGGAGCGGCGGCTTGGTTCCATTCCCGTTTGCAGGAGTGTTGCTGTTTGCAGCGGTCGGGTCCGCCGGCTTAGCGGGCGCATTCGGGTCCGCAGGCGCGGCGTTCGGATCAGTCGGGCCCAAGGCGGTGTCGATCGCCGCCAGGGCGGTCAGCTCGTCCTGCATGTTGAAGTCGTCGCCAAGCAGGTTCCGCTTGTAGACTTCGCGCAGCAGGGTCTCGCGGGAGATGCCGCGCTTCTCGTACAGGGCGACGAGCTGCTTGACCTCCTCGATCCGGTCCTTGGTGTTCGAGAACTCCGTGTTCAGGACGGTCTGGACCTGGCTGTAGTCGGCGCCGGTCCACTGCCCCATGAACAGGATGGCCTTCTCGATCGCGTCCTGGCAGTTGATCGCCATATCGTGGACGACCGAGTGAACGCGCGTCTCCTGGATGTCACGCTCGTTCTGCGGGACGTACTGACGGTGCGTGCCCGTGACCGGGTTGAGCGCCATCATGTCCATCTGCATTTCGAGCTTGTCGAGATCCTTGGCGCCGCTCTCGATCGCCGTGCCGCGGGGCTCGACGTAGTACCAGCGGCCATTGGCCTCCGGCGCGTAGAGCACCTTGTACGGGCCGATGGCGAACTGCTTCTCGTCTTCCGGGTCGATCTGGACGCCGGAGCACGCGAGCATCGGGAAGCGGGCAGCCGACAGGATCGACCGCTGATCGGAGCTGGAGATCCAGTGCTCGATCTGCTTGTAGGCGAGGTCGATGAAGATCGGCCGGGCCAGATAGTCGGACTCCTTTTCGCCGGCATACATGGTCACGAAGGGGACCTCGGCCATATTCGGGATCGGGGTCTCTTCGATGAAGTCCCAGTTGGAGCCGCCCGATGTCGCCTTCTGCTCCCAGAGCTGCACGATGCCAGACGTCTTGCCCGGGTCGATCTCGATCACCCGCATCTGGTTGTAGAGCACTTCCTTGAAGCCGTCGCGCTCGGCGCGCTGGCCCCGGATGCGGACGTGGACGGTCTTGGTGTCGCCGCCGACATACATGTCGTAGGCCGCGGCAACGTCGTCGACCTTGTACATCTTCATGAAGGGGCGAGCGCCAGAGGCCTTCTGATCGGCCAGGCTCTTCATGTTGAAGGTGTCCGGGTGGTCGACCAAGATGTGGCACATGCCGTCGAGCATGGCGTTGTTGAAGAATTGGTGGGCAAAGACGTGCAGATGGTTGCCCTGTAGATCGATGTCCTGCGCCCACAGATCCAGGTTTGGATCGGTGTTCTGCAACTTCAGCAGGGTTCGGAAGGGCTTCGCGGAAGCCGCATCCACGGCCTCCCTGAGCTTGTTGAGAGCGAACGTGGAGGCGAGGCGCGCTGCGTAGCGGGCATCCGACTCCTTCTCGTACTGAGGAAGGAACTCGGCGCCCTTGTTCCGCATGGTCTCCGTGCCGCCGTAGACAGCGCGGAGCATCGCGGTGCGAGACTGCATCGTGGTGGCTGCAGAAGACAACAGTCCGGGATTACCCGCCTTGGGGGACGGGGTGTACTTGATTTGAGTGTCGGCCATTGGTGGGGGACGTCCTGACTTTACCAGTCAAGGATCGCGGCCTTGCGGGGTCCGAGGAGTTCGTTGAAGGCGTCGGATGCTGCGTCGACTTGGTCATCATGGGTGCCAAGCGGGAACATTTCCAACTCATCGGTGAAGCACTCATTCCAGTGTGCCTTCACCATCTTCACGTTGCGACCTTCGCACTGCGCAGCGAAAGCTGCGGCGCGGGTCTCCTTCGATCCTGTGGGGCGGATTGCCTTGATGCGATAGCCGGCGAGCCGGCGGATGAAGTTCTGGGCCTGGCCTTTGCCGGCCTGCCCGGGGTCTTGCGGGATGACGATCTGGACCGAGTGTCCGTCGCTGCGCGCTGTGTCGAAGATCTTCTTCTCGACTTCGAGTGCCGAGCCGCGGAAGCGGATGACGTTCTCGATGTAGAAGATGCCGTTCATGTCCTTGGACATCAGGACGCCGACCGTGTAGTCGCCGTCAGCTGACGCGGCCAAATCCCACGCGCGCACGCGAACGCGGCGGGGCGGCATCTCGCCAGGAGCTTCGAACCATGCGGCGTTGAACATGCCGCCGTCGTCAGCCATCGGCTTCTGCTGATAGAGCGCAGCGAAGGACCGCTCGCCGAGAACGTCCATGCGGTCGGTGAGAGCCGCATAGGAGAACCGGTTCGGCGCCAGGGGCTCGTTGGGCTTGCGCCCGAGAGCGTCACCGGGGACGGTGCCATCTTCGTTGAGGATCAGCTCAACATCGGAGCCGTCTTCGTTCTTGCGCTTCTTGGTGTAAGGCAGCGCCGGCAGGTACAGGATGTCCCACGGCATACCCTTGCCGGAGGCGGCCAGGTCGACGAGGCGACCGGCGATATCGTCGTAGTGCCACCGCGTCAGGGTGAGGACGATTGCGGCGTCCTCTTCGAGACGGGTGTAGACAACGTCGCGGTACCAGTCCCACTGGTCCTGACGGAATGAGGCGGAGTTTGCGTCCTTGCGGTCCTTGATCGGGTCGTCGATCAGGAAGAGGTTGGCGCCCTTACCGGTGGTGCCGGTGCCGACGCCGACCGCGAAGTATTTGCCACCCTTCTCCAGCTCCCACTCGTCGGCAGCGCGGTTGTCGGTGCGGATCTTGGCGTCCGGGAAAAGGGTCTTGAACTCCTTGCCCTGGACGATGTTGCGGACGTCGCGACCGAAGGTCGTTGCGAAGTCGCCGTTGTAGGACGCCGAGATGACATTCTTCTCGGGGTTGCGCGCCATGTACCAGGCGGGGAAACGTCGAGTGGACAGCTCCGACTTGCCGTGCCGCGGCGGAGCGAACAACATCAGTCGCTTGATCTCTCCGCGCTCGACCGCTTCCAACTTCTGGGCAACCAGGTGGTGGAACGGGTCGGCGTAGTATTTGTGGAGGGTGTACTCGGTGAAGTCGATGAGGTGCTCGCGGCCCCTCTTGCGACGCAGGAGTTCGGCCGCCGCCTCCTCAGGGGAGACGTCGATCAGATTTTGCATGTTCTCTTGAAGGTTGGAGACGCGGGCTGGAGTCGAACCAGCCTCGGCGGAGTTGCAGTCCGCTGCCTGGCCGCTCGGCCACCGCGTCAGTTTGAGGGCTGTCCCGCAGGAGCAGCCCACGGGCTTTCACCCGTGCGTGCGCCGGAGCGCGAAAAAGAGGACCCCACGCCCGCTGGCCTAGCGGATCGTCCTGTTAATTCAGGACTTAGTATTGCGGTCGATCGCCACCGGGTAACCAGATGGTCCGGCTGCCGCGATCGATCCCGTCAGGGGGCTTGTTCTCTTCGATTACTTGATGTTGAGCCCGGCCGCGTCGTACTGCGCGAACACGCCCTTGAGCCAGAAGCCGACCTTGCCCTTCATGACGAAGGAGTCGCCGTTCTTGGCGTAGCCCGCGAAGGAAGTTGCGTCGGGCAGGCCCTTCTCAACCGCGGCTTCCACGTACTCGGTGGCCCGCTCGTCGAGCTTCGGGATATCGATCAGCGCGGAGCCGGCCTTCAAGGCGTCGGTCGACACATTGAGGCCGTCGAAGAACGCCGCACCGTTCAGGTGGTTCTTGACGATGAAGTGGCGCGAGCCGGTGAGGATCTTGGCGGCGCCCTCGATCTCGCTCAGCGACTGCAAGGTGCTGCCGACGACGTGCATGACCGTCACGTTCATCTTTCCGTCCTGGACCATGGAAAGCAGGCCGATTTCGCTGAGGAGGGTCAGCGTCGGCGAGAGCAGGCCGGCTTGGATGTCGATCACGGTGACCGCGTGCTTGCCGAGCGAGTCGAAGACCTTGATCTGACCGTCCGAGCTGGACAAGTCGATAACCTCGGTGATGGCGCTGTAGCGGCGAACCAGGTTGCCGGCAGGCATCTGGGTGTCGATCGCGCGGGCGTCTACGCCCTGTGCAGCGAAGTAGCCGAGAACGGTATCAGATACGGTGGTCTTACCGACGCCGCCCTTGTCGGCGCCGACGATTACGAGATGGGGGAGACCCATTTTCATTTCCTCTTTGGTGGTGATGGTGGAGACCGGAACGATCGGCGGAGGCTCCGGCCGGATCTCCCGTTTCGTTTCGGAGAAATTTCGCGCCTGCTGGAGGCTCACCTCCAGCTGCTCCCGCCTCTGCTGGCGGATGCTTTCGGTGACGCCTTGGGCGCGGCGTCGATCCAAAGTCATCGAGCACTCGCTATTGGGGTTGGCCGTAGTTTCCGTACAGCTCAGGCAAGAGCCCCAACGTCGACAGGCCCCGCAGCACGCTGCGAGACGCGGTCTCGTCGCCGACGATCGGCATCAGGGTTTCGTTGCGGAAGACGTCGTCGAGCAGCCGCTTATCGATCGCCCTCGCCTCCTCCTCGGTCTGGCTCCGACCGTAGGCGTGGTACGGCTTTGCCCGCTCGATGTAGAAATTCAGGTTCTTGTAGCTGTCGAAGAGAGATCGAGCTGACCTCTCGACCGCATGGCGCTCTCGCTCGTCCGTGACGTAAGCCACACCGAGTAGCAGCGGGGAGTCGGTGACGATGAAATCGACCTTGCCGACCAGGCGCCGTTGGCGGCGCTCCTGCTCAGCGGTGACATAAAGCTGGCGCTTTAAGTCGGTCCAGTTCTCGTCGTAGGTCAGCTCTTTCGCAAACTCCGTCACCAACTCGCAGCGGACATTCAGGAGTTTCAGCATGAAGAACACACCTGCAGCGGTGGTGCTCTTGCCGGCTCCTGGGCCGCCGATCATGTTGATGACGTAGGTCATGGATCCTCAGTGAACGGTGGTGTCCGTCTTCTTCGCCGGGGGCTGCCGCGGGGCCGCGGCCTGGCCCGCGATCTCGAGGAGTTGCTCCTCGGTCATCTCGTTGGCCGGCTTGGTGACGTTCAGGTTGGTGGTGTTCTCGTCCTTCTGGGCGAGGTAGTTCTTGCCGAGGAAGATCGCGGCGGGCGCGTTCTTGTCGGCGAGTGCGAGCTGCTTGCGGCGCAGGGAGACCTTCGCGTGCATCAGTCCGTCGTCCCAGGACTCGCGAGCCTCGGGATACTCACCGAGGAAGGTCGAGAAGGTCTTCTTGCAGACGCCGAGCACGGCGGCGGCTTCGTCCTGGGTGCAGAACAGCTTGCCCAGTTCG